CCTCGGATCTTTTTACATATATATAATTAATCAAAAATAATGGTAGTTAGGAAATCGCTGTTGCTCGGCTTGCTCATAAACGTCGTTTACAACATCATTGATGTGTAATGCAGCGCCTATGGCAGCTATTGCAACCGCAGCCTTCCCTCCTTGACTATTAACTATTTTTTTCCTGCTTTCTTGGCAGGACTAGGTGTTGCTTTAGTTGTGGCTTTCCGTTTTGGTTGCTGTAATACTGTTGTGGTTCTTGCATATGGACTACGAGTTGTTGTCTTGGTTGTGCTCATATCCATTGTAACATCTGAGAAGATGCTACTAGTGGCTGGCCCAACTGTCGAACTATATCTCGTAGGTATTGTTGATGATGTGGCATCCACTGCATGTGTCACGGTTGAGTTTAACCTGTCATCGGCTTCCAAAGCTTGTTTGTCTACCGCAGGCGCATCAACTGTCAAATCCGCAAGGCCCCAATTCGGCGAATGCTGGAATTGCACACAATGAATGATTTCTAATCTATATAACAGGGGAGTTGTGTTATCGTTATTAATAACGATTGATTCAACTCCAAGAGCATGATCTAATACAGCAACTGTTGGATAGCTTATTGAATTATTATCTACTAATCCAGCTGGTGGGTTTTGAAGCCAGGCAGCCTTTGAAACATTATCTAATCCATTTAAGTTATTTGGGTAAACGCCAGTTTCCCAGAACGGTTTGAAGGCGTGGTTGGCTACTGTTACTTGACGCTTCAGTACACCAGCGACTCCTTCTTCAGGCCTAAAAATTTTGGTATCTCTAGTTGTTACATGGGCATTGGTTTCCATATCAATGTTGATAGCTGTCATAGAACCTGCCACCTTAGTCACTGGATTACCACCACTGAACACGTACGAGCCCGAGTTCAGCATTGGCGATCCATCTAACATTAGTGGCAAGCTATTAGCTACCAATTGACCATTGGCTTCCGTTGCTTTTCCTTCGTAGGTTAATCTATAACCTACTGTTACTATTCTAGCTGATGTGACATCATCGCCTTGGACGACGGTGCCACCTAAAGGCGTGTTATATTTCAAGAGGTTGGAACCACAGAGACCAACGTATGAGCCATTGATTATGCTCATGCCATTGACCTCCAAAGTATTGCCCTCTGGACTTATAACCGCCGCTACCATGGGGATAGCTGGAAGTATTAATACCTCAGCTTGTCCTGTTACTTTTAGATGATAAATTGATCTAAAGTCTCTAGATTCTAAATGTTTGCCTATACCGTCAGGAATCATAGCACCTCCTCTTGACTCAAAAGGATTGTATCTACAATTTAAATAACGATTTGCAAGGATTTTCTTGCTTCTAGTTCTAGCTAATGCTAACTGCTTTTGGTTAAGTGTTTTAAACATCTTAATTAGTTTTTAATGAAATTTTGGTATTTTAGGAGAGTTTGTAATATTTTAGACTTGGGTTGTCTTAATTGTCCAGCAAAGCTATTCTCAATAAATTGTTGTTCCGCCTTGCTAACACCAAAAGCGATTTCGAAATCGCTTCTGGTGTAGTCTGGTATATCAACATATGAGGATAGCCAACGTCCCGAAGTTTTAGCTGGCATTTTGTCTATGGAACCTAAAGGTTTCAAAGAACCATAGCTCATTAGTAATAGAGCAAATTCTTGGAGCATAGGTACTCCAGAGTTCACAGCTATTTCACATAAGCCTTGAGCTGTCAAAAGACGATCTATACATTGCCGATGTTTATAATCGGCATAGGTCGCTCTTGTTATAGCTCGAAATGGTTCTTTTACCATAAACCAAGTTGGCTGTCCTTCTTTACTTATTCTAATTGGTGAAGCCTGACAAAACGATATTTCGCGGAAATCTTCCGCTATTCTATCACATTCAGTCTCCATATTAAAATTTCTAAAGAAGCTTAAATCAGCTAACTTTGTTTGATCTTTCCGTTCAATAAATACAACGGAATCATCTCCATTCACGGTTATTCTAAAATCCGTGATACCAGAAAATTTCAGCCAAGAGCTTAACATGGCATAATTCATCAAGGTGTTGCCTTCGGAGGTTGTATATTCTCCGGAACATCTTGAGCCACGGCTCTTGTATTTTATATTGTTCGCAGTTATGCACTTATTACTAAGCTGATCCTTGAGGAGAAGTTTGAGAATTCTACTACTACTTAAACTCCTCCAATAACTATGTTCTAATTCTAATAGTGTGGTATTGTAGTGACCGTCAAATTTACTATGATCTAAACATATGGCTACTGGTTCAGAGAATTGTTCCCAATTCTCTCTTAAAATCCTGGCGACACCAAAACTGTCATGGATCTTACTAAATATAGTATCTACTGGTTGATTATTAAAATAAATTGAATTTGTTTTTATTGCTAAACTATGGTTTAATATGAATGATTTTAATAAATAAGTATATTCATACGATCTAAACTGAATTAAACGAGGGGGTTTCCCTTCATGAAGTTTTGAGATGTCCATTTTCTCATACTTCACGAAGGCTGATATTCGTGCGAAACGGGGATCGTACTCCATTCTACGATCCCATAGGTTCGAAAACGCCCTCCTGTACCTTTTACGCAAGCCCGTTCTAGTGTTCCTTATTATATCCGTATATCCCATCTGTTTGATACCTCCGCATACAGATCTATATTGCCTGGACATTGATGCTATCTCTTTCCGAAGTAGATCTATATGTTTGTTCTTTGGATCAAACCCTTCTATATCTCCGAGAACATGACGGCGTTTTAGACCGTCAGTCTCGTTACAGGAACAACTATTGTAGAAGAACTGTTCTGATAGTCCCAGTCCTTCTATATGAACTACTTTAATGTAGTTCTTCTGCTTGTGTACAGCACTGAAATCCGTTCGAATTGCCAAGCTAGGTCTCGTTAGGTCAATAGGTACGACGTTGACGCAGGCGCAAGGCAAGATTTCAATGCGTTTCTAGGCAACTATTGGACGAGTGGGTAAGTGAACTTCAGACAAGAAAGAATGTCCTAGTGATTTCACCTCGCGCAAACCAGCTGCGCGGCCCAAGTTGCCAGTTACCGTTTTATTAAGATGAACCATGTTGTCAAAGTTCTTCTTATTTTTAATTAGCTGTCTAAAAGCTATTTCTTCCTTAGTGATCATGAAAGCGACGGTAACTGCGCTAGTAAGAGTTTCATAATCAACTTTGTTGTCACAAGTATGGCCGTTCTTAAGTAGCCACATACGTGCTTCGTGAACCATGGTCTGCATTAATGCATGGTCACGGAATTTCAGGAAGAATTTGGTACGCAAATAATAGACCAAAGATGGGTTGGTCTTTGCTAAAATACCATCTTTCTTCACTTGCCGGTTTATCACTTGGCGATCAGGAAACATCTCCTCTGGCATAACAGGCGAATCAATTTTAACTTTCTTGACCTTTGGAGTTTTGTTTCTGATCACTTGGTAAGTGTTACCGGTTGGCGAGGGCATCTGAATTATTGTATGCTTAACCTCGTCTTCTAATATGGCGTATCGGTTATCCTTCAACGCTTGAGAGGATTTTGGATCCTCTACGACCTCGATGAACTCCTCTACTCTTTTGGTTTGTTCCTTTGAGAGGGGCTCATCTACGTGCAGGTCACGCACGGTTAAAGCTGGATTCACATGATAAGGGACCTTAGCCAGCTTACGCCTAAGGTAGCCCATGACTTTTTGCCGCTTGCTTTGTATACCTCCTATTCGCTGTGGCGTCTGCGCGGACAGAGCCGGAGTAACTGGGGAATTTACTGAAGAAGACAACATCATAGGGGTGTTTTAACACAGCCTCAAATAATGGTCCTCGGTCGTCTAGGAAACATGCAATCTCTCTTATGGACAAGAGAGATTGTAGAGGTTTCCCACTCGGCCGAGGTTACGGGCTATATGCTTAACGTACATTAAGGATCCACTCACCGTAACCCAACTAATTATGGGTGATCTTTAACCCAAGTACCAGGGAATAACTTTCATTGGAAACTGGCTATCTAAGAAACTCAGTTAAGCCTAATATAAACTAGACTTATCTGCAATTTCAAAGGACCAATTTTCATGGAG